AATACTCACTAGTGCGTTACTTACTACGATAACAATTACATGTAGTGCTACTAGTTTCAGCAACATGCTTCTGTCAATATCTTTAAAAAATCCTAACATAATATTCTCCCTGTTAGTTAATAGCTTTGAGCTAATCGCCATTGTAAGTATTCTAAACTTTCAATGGGTTCATATTTTGCTGGTTCATTACGCAAGTTTTTTACCATAGTTCCTGGCTTCGGATCTACAAAATGCGGCATGCTCCAACGTTCTTGGTCAATGTGACTGTTTACAACTCTGTGCTTGGTTGACTTAAAATAGTCATTGGTCCAGCGTTGTAACAAGTCGCCGATGTTACAAATCACTGCGTCCTTTTCATATGGAACAGGATGCCAAGTGCCTTCAAGGTCTTGTACTTCCAGTCCAGGGACATCATTGATTTGCCACAATAGTGTTATGGTTCCATAATCACTATGTTCTCCTATACGCATCTGCTTGTCCTCTAGTGGACCTGTATAAGCAGGATAGTGTATAACTCTTGTTGTACTATAATTTTGCATATGACAGTGTGTTAATGGCATATCTGGACGTCCTAGTATTTTATCAAAACGTGTCATTAGCCGTATTGTAAGTCTGTCAGCGATGTTTACAGTTTCAGTAGCAAGAGTTTTGAAACCTTCGAGCTCTGGCCATAAATGATCGCCCATGCGTGTATTATTATAGTTGAAACTTTCTTTGAGATCTTTGGGTGCCGTTGGGTCGACATTTTCTGCGCCCATTACACTGTACCCCAAGTTAGTATCACCTTCATACGGATACCGTTGTTTGGTCTCCAAATCTAGTTCAAAAAATTGTTTCATAGTATCAAACCATGTGTGATACGTGGTTTGTTCTTGGGGTGTAAAATAATTCGTAAACACTGCAAATCCAATTGTAGTGTATGCTTCTTCTATCTGTTGAAGAGCTGTATCTGATTTAAGATCAATTACTGGTATCATTATATTTCCTTAGATAAAAAGTGGCCCCGAAGGGCCACTATATTATTAACTAGGTGGGTTTGCTGTGATGCCTTCTACATAAAACATCATAGTGTCTAGTTGTTGTCTAGTTGCTACTTCGCCTTCTTTGAGGAACACTGTTCCGTCTTGCTTGTTAATTGGACCAGTAAATCCAAACAACTCGCCTGCGCTAATAGCATCTTTTACACGTTGTGCTTCTGCTTGTACATCAGCTGGCATATTAGCAAACGGTGCCATTTGTACGGCGCCTTCGTTCATATGTCCAAAGTAATCGCCTGTTTCCCATGTACCGTCTAGTACTTGTCCTACTTTCTTAATGTAGTAAGGACCCCAATTGTCGATAGTTGCTGTCAATTGTGCGTTAGGAGCAAACTTCATTTGATCACTTGCTTGTCCAAAACCAAGTACACCTGCTTGTTCTGCCGCTTGTAGCGGAGAAGGCGAGTCAGTATGTTGTGCTACAATATCACAACCCTGTTGGATCAACGCCACTGCCGCATCTTTTTCTTTGCCTGGATCATACCATGTGTAAACCCACGCAATTGATAGTTCTACATCTGGATTATACTTACGTGCGCCCAAGAAGAATGTGTTAATCTCACGCATAACTTCTGGAATTGGGAATGAAGCAATATAACAAATCTTGTTTGTTTTTGTCATCATACCTGCTACAACACCTTGTACATGTCTTGCTTGATACAATTTCAAACCATAGTTAGCAGCGTTTTCTGATTGCTTATAGCCTGTAGCATGTTCAAACTTTACATTTGGAAATTTCTTAGCTACGTTAATAACCGGATCCATGTATCCGAATGATGTGGCAAAGATAATGTCTGCGCCTTGTAGTGCCATTTGTGTTAGCACACGTTCTGCATCAGCACCTTCCGGTACACTTTCAACAAACGTAGTTTCAACACGATCTCCGTATGCTTCTTCTACTTGTTGACGACCAATGTCGTGACGATATGTCCAGCCGTGATCACCAGTTGGTCCGACGTAAATAAATCCGACTTTTGCTTTATCCTTGGGAGCATCTGCAAATGCAGAAACACCTAATGTTGCCGCTACTAGTGTAGCAGCCAATAGTTTTAATATTTTCATGTGTGGTTTACCTTTCTTTTAGGATGTACTCTAACCTATGTCTCATCCTGCAAATTGCTGCTGCAATTTGATATTATCCATAAACTCTTTCTTAGTGCCATGGTCGTCTTTGAAAGCACCTTTAAGTACTGTTGTTTGTGTTAAACTACTATGAGCCATAATACCTCTGTTCTCACAACATCCATGTGTTGCTTGAATGTAAACACCTACATCATTACTGCCAGTTGCAGTTTGGATTTCTCTTGCAATTACCATTGCAAGTTCTTCCTGTAGTGTTCCACGCCTAGCACACCATTGTGCGATACGTGTGTATTTGCTTAACCCAATTAATTGTTCTGCAGCAATAATACCGATGTATGCAACACCCGCAACTGGTTGGTGATGATGCGAACACATACTTTTAAGTTCACTACGAACTACTAACATGCCATCGTATTTGTCTGCACTGTCATTGGGAAATGCTGTTGCTTTAGGGATAGGGTCATAACGCCCTGCCATAAGCTCGTTGATATACATCTTTGCAAGACGTCTACCTGTGTCCATGCTGTTAGGATCATTTGCTCTGTCAATAAGCAAACTATCTAATACACTTTCAAATTTTGGGGTAAGTTCTTCGATTAGTTGTTGTTTATCTCCGTCATCTAGTACCGAGGAGATGTTGTCGCCTGCCCAATAACGAATACCTGCATCGTCAAGGCGGACCTTTAGTTCTTCACTTTTTGTCATTTATTGCTCCGAGTTATAGTGGTGTGTCACTTTTAGTAATAGCGTCATACATATTGTTACCGCTAAAAAATGTTTGCGTTAACTTTGCTGACTCTGTATTTAACTGATTGTGATAATTGTTATGACTTTGCATATAATTTTTTAACTTTTCAATCAGTTTGGACTTGTGTTTTGTGTAACTTTCAAAACTTTCAGTCCATTTGCTTGGATACTTGTATTCGTCGTCATACATCTCTGTGTAACTTAAACGATCAGGAACCATTGGAATTGCATTTACTAACGTACCTTCATATGCGCTAATGCCTAGCGTTTCTTGCAAGTTTGCACTAAACACTACCTTAGCTTCACCAAGTATAGTATGGTATTCATCTTTTGTCAACTCTTGTTCCTGACAAACTATAAATTCATACTCGGGCAATTCCTTAGCTAAATCTTTAAAAATATCAACTTGCTTTTCTGGAGCGATACGATGTGGGAATACAATGGTATCCTTCTTGGTCATATTTTTGTATGGTGCAAATGTTTCTTGCATATACTCCATTGGCCACCCTGTGATAACAATATTTTCATTGCCATCTTTTAGTGTCTCTGCCGCACTCATACCAAACATGCCTCTGTACTTTAGTAAGTTTTCTGCAAACATATTTAGATGAAATTCAGTTGCAAAGTAGTTGTGGTCATAACACCAAAACATACTTTTCTCTGCATGTCTAACCCATGCCTTCTCACCAATAAGCCTACCCAAGAAGTCTTGTGGATCATAACTGCCAGCATGCCACATGCCGCCAATTTTAACATCGACTCCTAGTAACTCAGCCATATAACGTAACTGAATAACAGTAGGGTTCCAAGCATCTGTATATAGGAAATAGTCCCCATCAGCTACTTGTCCTTTACAGAACATCTCGCCAATGGTTTCTAATTGTTTACTTTTATAAACGTTAGTACCACCAAAGTTGAGGAAAGCCCCAGGCGTAGTAGCCTGCGGCGTTTCCCCGCCACTGATAACAATTACATCATCAGCAGTTTTACCAATTTGCTTTGGAAGATATTCTTTCCATTGCTTGGTATATCGAGTATCAACAGCTTCTATATCTACAATGTAGACTGTCATACTGCATTTGTCCATGGCGGTTGAAAGATACCAACGTGGATCTTCAATTTCTTAGGACTACGATCTGCGTTAATTTTTACATTAACATCATATGTGACCGCAGTATCACGTACACTGCTAACAATATTGAAGTCTTGTATTTGACGACTTTTTGTTAGATCAACCAAATAAGTTTTAAACAAACGCTCAACACGTTTTTCGCTTCCTGCTTTACCTTCCAAACGACCATCGTATGGTTCGATAATTTTAATCAAGTCATTCTTGATATCATTGATACTAATGCGGTCTTGTCGCATCTTATATTCCTTCTTTATGGATAAACAATTTGACAGCCATTTTCGCCATCTTCGGCGACATCAATAACAACAAAGCGGCTGGGATACTTTGCGTTAATCTTTAAGTACAAGTCATCTGCAATCATTTCGCATGACTTGTAATCTAGTTCGAGAATATCTTCTTTATAAAGATTCTCTAACCAACGTTTGAATTGAATAAATTCAATGTCTCTATCGTTGTGTGTTACTTGAATTTGTACTTTAAAGTGAAACGTATGTCGATGTGGGTATCCTAAGAAACTTACATCATATTCGTCACCTGTTGCCAGCGCAGGATCGTCGAGTGCTGCTGGATATTTATGAATACCTTCTTTAGTAAAAGTTACCCAAATACTACGTTTTGCGTTTTTTAGTGCGTTTGCCATTTTAGCGTCCTCTTCTGAACTACGGCGTTTCATATAATTATAATATGATTCTCTAGTCATCGTCATCAGGAATAGTGATTTCCATACCACCCAACGATTTTTCAAGTCGTTGCATAATTTGAAGAATTTCCCACAATTTCCAATCCATTGTTTTTTGTAGTTCATATAATGCTTCCGGAGAAGCATCCATTGGAGGTGCTGCCACTGGTTCGTCTAGCACACGTATTTTCTTAACCATCGGTTTTTCCTTCTAGTTTGGTTATTTCATTTTTGAGTTGTAGTTTTCTAAATTTCATATTTTTAAGTGTTCGTTCACTATGTGTTGTATTATACAACCGTTTTATCTCGTCGTCAAGTGTTCTATGTTCTTTAATTAACTTGTTGAGTCGATTTTCTACTGGGCTCATTGCTTACTCGCTCTCTTAAATCTGTAGTACTAAATCTATGTTCTCTTTTGTTAAAGTATAGATCAATACCTCGTTTGCGACAAATGTCTTTTCCTGTAAAATCTTTTTCACGATACTCTTCGCCAAGAACTCTTACTGTAATATGATACATGCTGAATATATCAACAAGGTCTTGTTCAGTTTGATATGGGATTATTTCATCTACATACTCTACTGCATTTAGCTGTGTGTATCGTTCTACTAATGTTTGCACTGGTGCATTCTTAGTATCTGGTCTATCGATTGTAGGGTCTGTTTGCAACCCACAAATAAGATAGTCACAGTGTTCTTTTGCTTCTCTGAGCATAGCAACATGCCCAGCATGCAGCAGATCAAATGTGCTACAAGTAAAGCCTATTCTTTTATTACCGTTCATTCGATTACCGTATCGCCTACATAATCTTTCCAGTCAGTGTATACACTGCGCTGTTGTAGTTCATGTAAGCTATGACACCATACTCCGGGGTTGCTTTTGCCCCATGTAGTATCATCTAGTTTAAGGGTTGCATTATAATTAAATTGTCTAATGTATGGAAGTTTTACACTTATCATACCAATATACTTATCATATTCGTCAAACCCACATTCTAATACATGTGGTGCATATTCGACACCAAAGTCTAGTGTACACCAGTAACCTTGTTTGAGCAAGGGCTTAATCATATTTTCCCATTGTTCATAATCTTTATCAAAGAGGGGTGTAAAACTTTGACTAGTACCAAAATACAAATGTTTAATACCATGTGCATCTGCACGTTTTGAGATTTCATCTACTGGTTGAATACCAACTACAAAAAGAGTTTTCTCATCTTTCATTGCAGTGTGTTCGACTTCGGTACCAACAAAGTATACTACGTCTTGTCTACCTTCTGTGTTTAGTTCCATTTTATGTAACCTCTACTATAGTTCGCTGGACGATTAAGTGCATCTAAAAAACCTTGCTTCCAATTTGTTTCTCTATTATAGCTGTTAGTCCATACGTTGTCAAGATTAATTTTTCCTTGACTTACCATTTTAGTTGCCGACTTCATTGCATTGTGAAATGTTTCTGCTCTAGGACTTGGCATTTTAATTGTTACGTTGTTCCATAGCCAATCTTCAAACGGAAAGTTATATTCTCTGTGTGGTGCACTTGCTAGTATCAGCATTGCATTGGGATTTACTTTAACATCTTTGATAATGTTGCTGCCTTTAAGATCAACCACTACATCGTATCCATCTTGCCCGATGTTTACTAGTGCGTTCCCCCAATAATCTGCGTTGCTTTTGCCGAGCACACTAATATCATAGCTGTAATCTGAACTTTGTAAAACAGTTTGATGGAACACTTTTGCAAGAAATCCAGTTCCGATAATTAGCATTTTGCCGCCGTCACGTTGTTTTAATTCATCGTGACAAACCATTTCCATGTTAACTGCACAAGCAACTGGCTCGATAATGTATTCTGGCTTTGCTTCTGGCACTACACAGTATGTACCTTTAGCACAGTTGTATATGTCAGCATATGCAGGCTCGCCTCTAGTAGCAACATAATCGCCTTTTACGCAATCGTCGATGTCGTTGCCTACTGCAACAACTTGTCCTAGACCTTCATGTCCGTGCATGTTTGGAGGCAGTAATGTAAAGTCTCCAGTCATCATGTCAACATCACTGCGGCAAATGCCTGTCATTACACTGCGTACACGTATTTCGTTTTTCAGTAACATGGGTACCAAATAGTCTTTTTCAAAGAACTCACCAGTCCCGTCGGTGAATAATTGTCTTACAGGTTGCATAATATATTATGGATCCAAAGATCCATATCCTTCTGTTGTTTCCAAAACTCATCATTATCGAGGTTCTCATAGGCAATACGTATCATTTCTTCGTATGCACTTTCAGGACATAGTCCTAGTTGAAAACTTACTTTATCTGTGTGTATAGCAATATCATCGCTGGTATCACTGCGCCAATCTGCATGCAAACTGAATTTACCTAAGTCAATATAACAACTATCATCTACATCATATACACCATCTTTATCGATAGCACCATAGTCACTGTCAGTTAAATCTTTTAGTTTCCACCTTTGATCACAGCGACTAAACTTAGGCTTCATGTGCATCCAGTCTGGTTCTAGTACTTGTACCCAACTCAACAAGTGTGGCATCAAGTCTCTGCTTACACCTCCAAATGCTAGTTTCTTTGTAGTAAACCAACTGCCTGGTTTAGGTATTCTATTGCCGTTAATCCAGTTAATGTTTACTTTGCCTTGATTAGCTGCTTCTCGTATCTGATGTACGTTGTCTCTGTATTGATTGTTCTTGGTCATCATAATACGTGTGTCGGGATGATCTGCTAACAGTTCTTCCCATAGCTCTGGATTGTCTACTCCAGGCTTTTCAACAAATACAATATCGCAGAAGTTTGCACATAAGTCTGCTAGTTGATAATGTGTATGATTAGGTGTAGTGATATGACATGTATTCCAACGTGCGTTGCTGTCTGCTTTTAATGCTTTCCACACGTATTGATAGTCTGCTTGCGGATCTGCAATATCTACAGTTGTTACTTGGCAGCCCATACTTTCGTATATACTTTTGTACAGGCTACCAAATCCTGTTCCTATAATTAGTGCTTTATGAGAAGAGTGCATTGAATTGAGCCGAACTGTTAATTGTTTTCTTACCAACAGCACCACGTGTGCCGATTACTTTCATCCATAGTTTACGATGATTTTCGATAATTTGCAAGCTCTTTCCTTTGTCACTTTCAGCAAAAACTTCCATAACAACATCTTTAACTTCTTGTTTGTCAAAACTGTTGTCTACCATCATAGTTGGATATTGTCCAACATCAAATGCTTTGTTTGCTTCTTGCACACTCTTAATATGCTGCCAAACATTATGCCCCATTAGCATACAATAGCTGAAACTATCCCAACTTGTTTTAGTTTCGTTGCCTTGTCTACTTAGGTCACCTGGCGCATAGTAACAAATCTCGTCCAGCATCATACCTTTTGTAATAGGACTAGGAATATAGTCTGGATACATTGCTGTTGCCATATCGTCAAACAGTACTCCGTTGCCTTTGAAGCTCTTATCATCCGGAGCGTCATTCATCATGTAACTCCATTTGCTGTCTTGCTCCAAACGCCAATTGGTATACATTTGACCATTTGCTGTACACAAGAAAGGACTTGCACAATCAAACGTAGCAGTAAAGTTCTTGTTATGATGCTTGCGTACTGCACGTTGAATTGCAGTAAGTACCAGAGCCCATTCTAATTTACTAGTACCAAGGAAGTGCATTACATCATGTACGCCTTCTTCTAGTAAGCCATCATGTCGAAGTTCAACTAGACGCTTTAGTGCTAGTTCAATATCGCACATGTTTTGCCCGCCCATAGCCCAGCCATTAAAATGAGCGTCTGGATACTGCTTGGGATCACAGAACTTTTTCATCTGTGAATACCAATCATCCGCTTGTGCAAAGTTTTCGCCTTGTAGTACATTTAAGAACTTGCAATCACCGCTACGATTTCTAATAAAGTATTCGTTGTTGAATGCAGTACCATCAACAGCTTCTTGATAGCTGCTAATATTACTTTTCTCTGCACCTTCAGGGCTACGACTTACCCAAGCTGGAATATCAAGAATCATTCCATAGTCCATAAAAGCGTCCATCCATTTAAGGACACCATCACGTTTCTTCTGTGCTTGTTGACAACCACTGTTAGCTCGCCAGTCGCCTTCCCACTTGCCTTTACCAATTTGGAAGCCACCTGAGTCACCTAGTAACCAACTGTTTTCTCTATCACGCTCTCTATACTGACTTTCTCTGTACATGTCTTTTGTTAGATCAAGACTGGCGTGTCCAGCACTGTGTAAACTCCACTTGTAATTAAATATACCGTCTTTGCTTAACCAATTAAGACTTTCTACACCATTACTTGGATTGTTATCAGTTAAGTGTTGAGGTACACGATTAAGATCAATATACGGAGTACCACTTCCCTTTTTGTTTTCATCAAAAGGTTCTAGCCCTCTGCGTTGTCTACCTATAAACAATGCATAGAATGTACTTAGAGCAGGCAAGAACACTGCATAATCGTCTTGCGTACTTGTTAAGTCTGTGTGTTGCCAATGCTCCATATATTATTTGCTTTGTGCTGGCAGGATATAGTCATATGTTGCCATACCGCTGTCTACTGTAATCATTGCTGCTCCTGCATCACTAAACTTCATAGTAATGTCGCCTGGCAAGTTGAGAATACTCAGTACTTGTGCTACGGGCCAACTCCATCCTGTGTTCAATGCACCGTCTACGTCGGTTGCAAACACAAAGTTACCTGCGTGTGTACTAGCATCGCCAAAGAAAAACTTTAGATCAGTGCCTTCTGTTTTTGCAACAAACACAGTTTCTTCGCTGTTAGCTTGCGCCTGCATTTTAAAACGTGCAATACTTGCACTGTTAGGAGCCATAGTAATGTCCCAGTTCACACCTTTGAACTTAACACTTTTTAGCTTTTCTTCAACAATCTCTTTGCTCATAAATCGATAGTCGTTCTTAAAGTCACCGTTTGCATTTTCAAAATGTAGTCCAAATGGAACAGTCTCGCCATTACGATCTTGTGAGTTTACAGTGATGTTTGCATTATCTTTGTATTCGTCGATATTAAGAAGAATGTTTAGTTTACCTAAGTTGGGCAAACCAAATGTGCCGCTTAGACCTGGCACTTGTTCTTTAAATGCTGCCTGCACAATAACCGTACGGTCATCGTCCATAGCTTCTATTTGTGTACTTGCATCTTCGTTAACAACTTTTGCTTGGTCAATAAAGCCAAGTCCATGTGTGTGTTGTACAACGTCTTTGAGATAATCTCGCATATTATTTCCTTTTCTTTAGGTTTATATTGTAACTGCCTTGTGTGCGATTGTTTAATCTATACTCTCGCACATGTTTATTTAGGTGTAGCCAAGTTTCTATTTCAGTCTTAATAGCACCTTGTCCGCAAATAATTTCGCACCTGCTATTNNTACTATAGTAACATTCTTGTAAGAATCTGTCAACNCTTTTCCATGCTTCGTGTACATGTTTTCCGTGTAANTCTAATTTAGCCATTACCATTCAAACAAACTATCAAACGTAGTTTTATCCTCTGCTCTAGCTAGATCCCAATTCATTACTCCTAACAAGTTTTCAATCTTCTTAGTAATAATTCCTTCTTCCATAGTGTCTGTGTCAAATGGAAGTTCCTTGTACCAGTCTGGCAATCGTGTTTCGTCTGTAGGGAAACCAATGCTAGTAAAGCCCATTGGATTTGGTTTTAGTTTACACACAATAGTTTTCATACCATCCATAATTTCCATACTGTATCGATCACCATTCATTCTGCGCATTCTATTGTAGTTGATAGCCGCTCTAACATGTCCGGGCATATTGCTTTTGCCCTTGTATGTTTCGTCGCCTGTCTTCTTGTCCATTGTAAACTCACTGTTGTAGTAGTGNGTAAGTTTGTTTACACGTTTAGGCGTGCCTTTGCTCCATGCTGGCATATTTCTAAACTCACTGCGGAAAGAGATAATGCGCTCGATAATTGCATCTTCTGTTGCACCAGTTAGTGTACTGTACAGTAGTTCGCTTAAAAAGTCTTGCATAAATGCTGGTGTATCACTTCGTTTGAGGTCCAGGCCCATTGCTTTTATCTTGCCTGGTTTACCATCTTTATCTTCTCTATGACCTTCATTGTCATACACCAATATAGCATAACGTTTCTTAGTTATGTATATACCACTAGTAGCACTAACTTCTCTAGCCGCCGCTATTATTTCACCTTGTTCTCTGTTGAGTACATTGTGTGCAGTTGCCATGTAGTCAGGAAATGTTTCGTTGGCTTGATCGCATACAGTTTCATATAGTTCTGTAACTTTGTCTTTGTCCCATGCAAACTCGCCACTTTCTATTTGCGACTTAAATACAGGGTAAGCACTAAAGTATACACTATCAGTATCCCCATAGATAATACTATCTCCAACATGATCATAAATTCCTGTGAAAAGTTCATTAACTTTGGCTCCCATGTGTCTTGCAATAGTTCTACCAGTTAGTGTTGTGCTTTGNCCCATGCGTGGATCATTAAACCTACTACCAGGGTTAAGTAACGCACCATACAAACTGTTTAAGTTAATCTTTTTAACTAGCTGACGTTTGTCCCAATATGCAGTCTCTTCTGTATTACCTGCAGTTTGATTTTCACGCATATTCTTTTGTAGTACTTTACGTTCAGCATACCAACGCTCTAGCAAGCCAGGAATAATACCTTTCTTAGTTTGATCAAGTATTGTTCCATTACTAGTAAGTACCCAAGGTTGCTCACTTTCAAATATAATTTGATATAGTTCAGCGCCTGTCCCGGACAATTCTTCTCCATTTTCAAAGTCGATGTACAACAATGTCTCATCGTTCTTTTCCATAACTTTTTCATACTCAGGACAAGCGAACCTACCTTCCCATGCTTTTGCAACTTCCCATTTGTGATCTGCTAGCATCGGAACAGTTAGTGTGTGTCTGATCTGACCAATAATAGTTTCGGTACTCATATTAAGACTGCGTAGAATACTCGGATACAGACTGTTCAAATCCATACTACCGATCCATTCATGCTTGCCCTTTTTGGGTGTAGCAACATATGCACCNGCCGCCGTACATTGATGCGGATAATGCTTTTGTACTTTGTCATGTAGTTTATCTGGAACAATTAGTCCACGACTGTGTGCTTCGTTGATAATAGCTTGGTCTGTAACAGCTACCGCACCCATAGTTGTTTGCACAAGAACTGTGTTGTCGTGTGCAATAACGTTTGCTAGGTCAATAAACTGTAGCTTCTTGTCCATACGCACCAACAAGTCAACGTCTTGTCTAGAGTACGCAATAAACGTTTCAAAGTCATTGTTGTAAAGCTGATCCAGTGTGCCTTGATATTCTGTTTTACGCTCGCCAAGTTCATATTCGCCGATGGCATCCAAACTATACGAATGCATTTCGTGATATGTATACTTCTGATACAGTTGCATATAGTCTAAGTGCAGTCTGCCAATAGTATCATATGTTTCCTGTAATTTGCCGTACTTCTCATACTCACGACGCTTGGGATACTTGCCCCATAAGCAAAAACGTCTTGTGTGTTCTTTGCCCATAGTCTTAGCAATACGATTCACCAAGTAGGGAATATCAAAGCCTTCGCTGTTCCATCCACTCATTACATCTGCATCGTCAATTAGTTGTAAGAATGTTTCTAGCATTTCGCTTTCTGTATCGCACAGTATAGTATCATCAAATCTGTTGCATATCTCTTGTGCGTCTGCTTTAGTAAGTGTCTTGGGTTTGTTAACCAAACAAATAGTCTTACCGATCCAATCCAAGTGTACACTGATTGCTGTTACTGCGTTGAACGGATCTTCTGGCGGCGCAAATCCTAACTCAGAATTAAAGTCAACCTCAATATCGAAAAACGCTTGCTGTAGCTTTGGAGTATCCGCACCTAGATAGTTGTCAGCTAGGCATCTAAACACAGGGTTTACATCGCTTTCAAACAAGCGTTGTCCGCCGTACATCTTCTTTTCTTTTTTAAACTGTTTACCGCTGGTTGTTATTACACGGTTTAGTTTATCACCAAAAATGCTGTCAAAGCTGCCTCGTTGATCTTTGTAGTAAAATAGATATCGTGCAGGATGATCGATAAACACACGTTTACCGTCTCTGCGTTCTACTACATGAATAATATCTTTGTCTCTATCTATAAGTGCATCTACATACATTAACTAACAAACGCCTTTTCTTGCACAAATGTTCCTTGTGTCTTTTTATTACCTTCACTAAATCCAAGTGAGTTGAAATGATCTTTAAGGTCATTATTAAATGCCATACTTCCACATAACATTATACGCTGTTCTGCAGGATTGTCAATCTTTACAGTTCCGTCCTCCATAAACACTTGAATACGTCCTTGTAGTTCAGCAGGCTCTTGTGTAACTGTGCTGATATATTCAACGGGCATCTCATTCAAGAAGTCTCGGTAACAATCCTGTTCAGCATGTAGCCTAGTGGTCCATGTTACTGTAATGTTCTCAAACAAGTCGTATGTTTCTGGTTCACGTAGTAAACTAATAAACGGAGCAATACCAGTACCACTTGCCATCATTACNAGNTGTCCNCCTAGTTCTAAGTTAGCAAGTATAAGTGTNCCTGTTGGCTTCTCACCTACACGAATAGTATCGCCTACTTGAATATACTGTAGTTTACTTGTCAAAGGTCCGTCTTGTACTTTGATACTATAGAACTCAATGTAGTCATCATATGGACCACTAGTAATACTGTATGCCCTATTAGGTGCATCTTCTAGTCCAATCATAACAAACTCCCCCGCAGTAAATCTATAACTGCGAGGGCGTTCTGTTCTAATACGGAATAGTTTATCAGTATAATGTTGTACTTCAATTACTTTTAAATCTAACATTTATTAACTGGTCTCACTTGTGCGTTAAATGCCATACTAATTCTAGGTTGTTTACTTAGATTCGAACTGGCAAAATGTTTTACATAAGATGGAAAACTAACTAGCATTCCAGTTACTGGACCAATAATCAATCTTTGACTATTGAATATATTGTATTCTTGTGTAAGACCTTCATATGGACCTAATGTAAAATCTGCTGTAGTATTAGGATTTTCTAGTGTTAAATTTCCACTGTCTTCTTGTGCTTGTGGATAGTAAACTAAACTTGTAAAATATCCGGGATGATTATGAGAATGATTGTGGGCAAACTGTTCAGTATGATCGGGATCTGTGATGTTTAGCCAACAGTTAGATACAGTAAGCTCAACATGTTCTTTGCTAAATGAGTAAACATCAGTTTGAAGATTAAGCAAATGAGTTTTAACCTTAGTTAAAATTTCTTGTATCTCTTCAGTATCTAAGTTTAAGTAAGGTGTTTGATAACCTTGCTCAGACCATGCATGTTCTTTTCTCATTGTGTAAGCGTAGTCTATTATCTTTTGATTGTCTACGTCTATATGTTCTTCAACATATGGTGTTGAAAAAAACGGAGTTATCAAACGTCTCGTCCTGTTGCTTGTAGAATCTCTTCAACTGCATTGAAACTGTCTTGTACATTTGCAAACTCGTTTTTATACGCAATACGAATTGCTTTGTTAAGTACTGCTGGTTTCATATCCATTTCCTCAGCAATAGCTTTGACTGTATCTTTGAGCCCTTCTCTAAGTGCTTCTACTTCTCCGGTTACTTGGATGCCTTCACTCATAAGTGTTTTGAGTTTTTGGATTTCCCTGTCTTGAAATGTTCTAATTGGCATATACTACTCCTTTAATTATATCTTTTTATATTACAATATAATTAGTAGTATGTCAACGCCTAATCCTTTTATTCGTCTAAGTTTAATGCTTGATCGCCCCATTCTTCCATTATGAACTCTCCAAACGCTGTTCCAAAAAGCCACATCAATGTAAGAATAATTACTCCTACACATATTATAAGTGCCCATACTAAAATTTGTATTAGTATATGCTTGCCTTCTGTCCGATGTGCTACTTTTTTTATCTTAGTTTTAACGCCACCTAATAGATAGTTGCCTATTACAAAACGTGCTAATCTCATTACGATTAAGATAGGCGAAGATAGTACATCAAATAGTATTAAGAACAGATCGACAGCTAGATCCACAATATGGTCTATGTTCAACCATTTGCGAAACCGCTGCCACATTTAATCGTCTTTACAGTTACAGCCGCCGCTTTTAGATCCTACATACCCTGCCACTACGCCTATTACACCTGTGATTGACATTTGTAACA